GGGACCTTGTTGGTAATGATGCGTATGGTCGATCTCCTGCTATGGATGCCCTTGGGGACATCAAACAGCTACAGCAGGAGACTAAGCGCAAAGCGCAAGCTATCGACAAGACTGTTAATCCGCCTATGGTGGCAGATATTCAGCTTAAGAATCAGCCTGCTTCGTTATTGCCAGGCGGTGTCACCTACGTCACCGGATTCTCCACCTCCGGCAAGCCTGGATTTGCCTCCGTCTATGAAATGAAATTCCCTGTCGGAGAGATCTCTGAAGACCTTAATGAAATTCGTGAGCGGATTCGCGAGATATTCTTTTCCAAAATCTTCCAAGCTATTTCCCAATTCGAAACGCGAAGCAACGTCTCCGCCACCGAAATCGACGCTCGTCGCGCCGAAGCCATGCTTATGGCAGGCCCTGTCGTCGAACGGATCATGAATGAAACCCTACCCCAGGCAATCGATCGCAGCTTTGCCATAGGCTCGCGCAAAGGCATCTTTCCTCCGCCTCCACCTGAACTCGGCGCTGGGGGTCAAACCATCCAAATCGAATTCATCTCCATGCTTGCCCAAGCCCAAGAAGCCGCCTCTGCCTCTGGCATCGAGCGTGTATTTGGCGTAGCAGGCAATGTCGCTGGCATTGACCCAGCGATTATGGACGTGATTGATTTCGACTATGGCGTGATGAAATACTCCTCGTTGCTCAACAACGACCCTAGACTCATTCGCTCTCCTGACGCGATTGCTGCGATTCGCCAGCAACGTGAGCAACAGCAACAGCAACAAGCCATGGCCCAGCAAGCTGACACCGCACAGAAACTCGCCGGTGGCGCTGAAACCCTTTCCAACATCAACGTCGGTGGAGGCAAGAACGCCTTACAAAACCTAACCGGAGCTTCCTAATGCTCGAGCTTATGACAGCGTATTGGCTTCTAACCCACGACCATACTGTACTCAACCACGAATGGTATGAATTCCAGCGCAATCAACGTGGCTCGCCTTGTTGCTCCAACAACGACTGGACCGAACCCTCGGATTGGCGTAGAACTCCTGAAGGCTTCCAAGTCCTCTGGCGCGATGTTTGGATGGACGTTCCCGACTACGCCGTACTCTCTGGCCGTTCCCCTACCGGCGCTTCGGTCCTCTGGTTCAACGTACACTCTGGCAAGATCATAATCTATTGCTTCATTCCGGGAGCCGAAGGATGAACTATCACCCTATGACCTGGTTAACCTGGTTCGCGTGGGGATTCTTTATGTCCTGTGGGTGGTTTTTAGGCAACCTTGCTTGCCACGGATTGGTAGGCCTATATACTCGATGGAGGCATCCGAATATTCAGGCCCAGGCTAAATCCGTTAATCCGACTGTAATGAATCGGAGATTCTGATGTTCGACTCCACCAACCGCCGAGCGATTCGCGAACGCGAAAAGAAGCGCAAGCAACTTGACACCGCCAACGAACACATCTTCATTGCCCTTATGGGCGAATACAACGGCCGCGAATGGATGCATACTCGGTTCCTTCGCAACCATATCTTCTCCACGCCTTTCACAACCGACCCAATCCAAACCGCATTCAACTGCGGTATTCAAAACGATGCTTTGCAGGAATTCCTCCTGGTCGTCCGGCTGTGCCCTGACGAATATCTTCAGATGATGAGAGAAGCCAATGAGCGAGACCTCGCCGAATCCAACCGAGCCGACACCAGCGTTGACGCCGAACGCGAACGCGGAAACGCCGCTGAAGCCGAGCGAATCGGTCTCGTTGCTCAACGAGGAAGAGCCGAAGACGCCGACGGAGACGAAGCCGACTGAGGGCGAGAAGCCTAAGGAAGGTGAAAAGCCTGCTGGCGCTCCAGAGAAGTATGAAGACTTCAAGCTCCCCGAAGGGGTAGAGCTAGCGCCAGAAGCTATCGCCGAGGTCGGGACCCTTTTCAAAGAAATGGGCCTATCGCAAGCCCAAGCCCAGAAGCTTGTCGACTTTCATACCAAGACTTTGCAGTCCACTGCGGAAGCTGTAACCAAAGCTCCTATGGACGCTTGGATGGCCCAAAAGGCCACTTGGAAAACCGAAATCAAGGCCGACCCCGAGATCGGTGGGAAGCTTGGTGAAGTCAAGGCCCGCATCGGCGCTATGTACGATGCCCTTGGCGATGCTAAACTCGTCAGCGAATTTAAATCCGCAATGGACCTGACAGGGGCGGGTGACAACCCAGCCTTTATCAAACTCTTTAACAAACTTGCGGAGCGCCTTGGCGAGGGATCACCCATTATTGGCAACACGCCTAAGCCAAAGCCTGGCTCAGCTGCGCAAGCCATGTATCCCAATCTTCCTTCACAAGGATAATCCCCAATGGCAACCCTGGGCGCAGTAGCCCTTACCTACGCCGACTGGGCCAAGCGGATGGACGATAATTACAAAATCGCCCATATCATCGAGCTTCTTTCCCAGACCAACGAAATCCTCGAAGACATGATGGTGGTTGAAGGCAACCTCCCTACCGGTCACAAAACCACCGTCCGGACTGGCTTGCCCCAAGCCACCTGGCGATTCCTCAACGCCGGTGTCCCGAACGCCAAGTCCACCACTGCACAGATCGTGGACACATGTGGCAACCTAGAAACCTACGCAGTCATCGACAAAGACATCGCGGATCTCAACGGAAACACGGCCGAATTCCGTTTCTCCGAAGTCAAGGCCTTCCTCGAAGGGATGTCGCAGCAGGTCGCGGCAACGCTTATCTATGGAAACCAAAGTGTCAACCCCGAGCGGTTCACTGGCTTTGCTCCTCGCTATTCAACGGTTACCGCGGCCAATGCGGCGACTGCTGCAAATGTGTTGGATGCAGGAGGTACTGGATCTACTAATACGTCCCTTTGGATCACTGTCTGGGGTTCCGACACTACCCATGCTACCTTCCCCAAAGGCAAAATCACGGGTCTCCAACACCGCGATATGGGCGAGTGGCCAGTTCAAGATGCCTCCGGCAACACCTACCAGGCCTACCGTGATCACTTCAAGTGGGAAATCGGCCTTGTCCTCCGCGACTGGCGCTATACCGTTCGGGTCTGCAACATCGACGTGACCCAGCTTACCGGCGTCAACGCAGCGAACCTGATCAACTTCATCGTCCGCGGACTCTACCGCCTCCCGACCGCGCCTGCTTCTGCAACCGCAATCCAGTCCTCGGACACTCCACAAGTCCGAGCCAACATGGGCCGGACCACGATCTACTGCAACCGCATCGTCCGCACCTACCTCGACCTCCAGGCGATGAACAAAACCAACGTCCTCCTTCGCTTGGAACAATTCGATGGCAAGGTCGTGACTACCTTCCGTGGCGTCCCGGTCCGTACCTGCGACGCGATCCTTAACAACGAAGCACGGGTGACCTGACATGATTCTCGACTTCTTTCTCCAGTTCACTGGAACGGTCGCTGGTGGCGCGGACTCACCTACCACTGGCACCCAGTCCTCGACCAATATCCTCGATCTCCACATGGCTGGCATTCCTGTTCTTGCCAACCTCCAGGGCGCACGCGATATGGGCATCGGCGACGACCCTGCCCTGAAAATGGTCGCGTGGGTCACTACCACCTTCACCGGTGGAACCTCCTTACAAATCATCCTGCAAGGCGCGACTGACAACGGCTCCGGTGCGCCTAATGCCTTCAGTAACTGGTGGGCATCCCCCGCCTATGCCGAAGCAACCCTTGTCGCAGGCGCTCGTCTCTATGACATGGACATGCCTCGGCCACCTGCGGGCATTGCCATTCCGCGATTCCTTCAGCTTTCCTACGTTACCGTCGGCACTCATGGTGCTGGCCAGCTGAAGTCTTGGATCGTCCTTGACCGCTTCGACCAGCCATATCAGTCCACTGGCAACGCAGTCCCCGGCGGATACCCTGCCGGCGTCGTGGTGGCGAACTGATGAAGAACTTTCTCCGAACTCTGGCATGGGGGGCAGCGCTTGCTGTCCTCTTTGCCTCCCCAGCAATCTATACTTGGGCCCAACCAGTTGTTCAAAACAACGTCACTGGCAACGAATGCTGGAACGCTGGTCAAGGCCCGGGCGGCCCATCTACTGGCTTCATGTGTCTCTACCTCTCCCGCAATGGCGGAGGTATGATCACGCAGTCCGGCTCTGGCGCCGCTACACGGACTATGACGCAGCAGGAGTCCACAGTCGCTTGGAAAGGCACAGCCCCTACAACCTGGAACGTGACGTTTCCGAATCCCGCCTTCCATGGCCAAATTGTATCGTTAACAACTGACACAACGTTAACGACTATGGTCACTACCACAGCTGCATCCACACCCCAGGCCCAGACCATCAACGCAGGCCTATCCGGCTCAACTCTTACTGTCAGCACTTCCAAAGAATGGCAGTTCAACTTCCCTGATCTCACCTGGTATGCCTTGAGGTAAACCCCATGTTCCGAAAACTCACCACTGCTTTCCTGGTCGGCCTATGCTTTGCCATAGGCCTTGCCAGTGCACAAGTTATCACCCGATCGGTCCAACTTTCTCAAGATCCCTCCGGACCCTTTGGCGTCGATGCCTCCAACAACCTCTACCTCCAGGGCAATCGCCACTTCAACGCTTCTGGTGGCAACAACCCTCCGACCCTCGGTACCTGCACCGCCGGAGTCATAACCGCTGGTTCTACCGACTTCTCCGGCCAGGTCACCGGCGCCACTGCCGCTACCTGCGCCGTAGTCTTTGGCCAGGCCTACGCTACCGCTCCGCGATGCCTCGTCACGCCTAACAACGCCACCGCCGCTACCACCTTCGTCACAGCTGCGGCTACTACCGGCTTCACCTTCAACCAGACCGCAACCACCACGACCTTTAACTGGATCTGCGTCTCCGTCTCTTAACCCCATGAGGCCTGCTATGAAAAGGATACTCGCTCTCCTAGTCCCCTTCCTGCTTGTGGCAGGCCTCGCCAATGCGCAGCAGAGCGTATTTGTTCCTGCTACGACTGCGCAAATCTCAGTTACTGGCACTGTCGCTACGGCTACCAAAATCGTCTCGGGCATCGCCGGAAAGTCCATCTATGTCACCCAGGTCAACCTGATTCCAATCGCGACCTCAGTCGTAACCTTTACCACTGGCACTGGCACCAACTGTGGCACCAATACCGCCAGCGTTACCGGCGTGATGACTTTTACCACAGGCAACCAGGCTCTTAACCTTGGCAACGGCTACGGCGCGGTCTTTGTTCTTCCTCAAGGCTTCGACCTCTGTATTACAATCGCTACCGCAGTTGCCCCTGGCAGTCTTGCCTTTTCAATCTTCTAGGAGACCTCCAATGGCTCGCGTACGCCTAACTAAGACCCATTCCATCAATGGCAAACAAGTCAAGGCCGGTTCCTTTGTCTGCGACGGCACCTCCTGCCAAGCTGGCGATTTCATCTGGACCGGCCTAAACGCTGCGGCCTTCTCCAACGCCATGGTCGCTATCGACGCAGGCGCAATCACAATCCAAGCCGCATCGCGGTTCACCGTCAACTCCTCGCCAGGCTTCATTTCTGGCGCGGACTCAATCGAAGGATAACGCCTATGGCTCGCTTTCGCCTTACTGACAAACACTACATCAACATCGAAGGATGCGATTGGGAGGAGAAGCAAGAACTCCAATCCAAGGTCCGTGGCCGAGCCAGGCTCCACAAAAAGACCTTCGTCGTCCCTATGTATCTCGATCCAAAGGATCAATCCGACCATAACTATCCCGGTGAAATCATCATCGCTACCGCAGAAGATCGGCGCTATCCTGACGACTACATCACCGGCCCAGGCTTTATGTGCACCGTCGATATGACTCCCTTGGACGACGAAGCCGAAGAAATGATGGAAGAATGGAAGGCCAATTACAAAGGCGAACACGCAATCGAATCCCTAACTGGCACTATGTCCGACGACATCCTTACCAAGCTCTCCCGCCAACTCGACGCGATGAATCGCTTACAGCCACCAGTTTCGCCTATCACCGCTAGCGAACTCGACGCCTTGAAGTCCGAAAACGCAGAACTCAAGTCCCAAATCAACGCGATTCTCGAACGCCTTGGAATGCCTACGCCTACGGCCAAATCCAACGAAGTCCCTGCGCGGAGAATCTAGTGGACTTAAAAATCTCTCAACTTCCTATCGCATCCTTACCTCTTGCTGGTACGGAAGTAGTACCTATTGTACAAAGCAGCCAAACTAAACAAATTCAAGTTGCGAATCTTCTATCCGATCCTGATCTAATCGCCATTGCTGCTTTGGCTACTACTGGAATCCTTGTACGAACTGCTAGTAACACCTGGGCACTTGAGTCAATCCAAGGCACTGCAAATCAGATCGATATTGTTAATGGTGACGGCGTTGCAGGTAATCCAGTAGTTTCTCTTAATGCCACAGTTCTAGCCCAGTTGGCTGGAACAATTGCCGTCGCTAATGCTGCCTATATCTACGCCAGTGGATTCAACCACGCTAACGCCGGAGGGCTAGTCTAATGACTGTTACTGCAACGCCGGTGTTTCCGCAGGCACCAAAGAGCTACAAAATACAAATTCTTCCTGCCGATGCCTCGGGGCTAAAAACCATTGCTACTGGCGGGGCCAATGGAACTAAAATCAACGCTATAGTTGTGACCTCTTCTGACACCGTTGCACGTAACGTCACCTGGGGTATCACTACTGGCGGTGTATTCTTTCCTCTTGGCACAATCTCTATCCCTATCACCGCTGGACAAGTCGATCTAACCAATGTTGCAGTTAATCTCCTTGATATCTCCAAAACACCAGGCCTACCCATTGACGCTGATAGCAATCCCTACATCTTTCTCTCCAGTGCTAGCGACACTTTACAAATCAAATCCCTGACTACCGTCACAGCCGCTAAAGAAATCGACATAACAGCCTTCGGGGCAGATTTCTAATGTTTATCAATCCAGGATCGCGAATTCGTCTAAATCCCAACCCCGGTCGGTTCCAGATTGATCCCTGGAGCGTGATGGGGCAAACTACTATTAACCACGGCGTAAGCATTGATAATCCCACGCCCAATGCCCAAGGCATGGTTGGAGAAATCGCTACACTTCCCTACACTGTCCCTGTTGGCAAAGTTCTTCTTATTAACTCTATGTACATGGAAGGCAACTGGACTTCTGCTGGCCCAAGCAACTCTGGAACCGATGTGCATAATTCTGGCGTTCAGGCCGTGTGGCTTGGAGCGTCGGTTGTAACAAACTCTCAGTTCATTGTATCCAATGCCGCTGTAAACGCCTCCAACCAACTCGATGGAATCCGTTGTTATATCCCGGCAGGTAAAATCGTCAATGTTCGAATCACAAGTTCCTTGTTAACTGTCGATGGCTGGGTCACCGGTTGGGGAGTCTTTGGCTATCTTCTATCGCCTAACGCAGTTCCGCTCTTTGGAATCTAAATGAATGTCCGGTTTTCTTCTTACTGTCGAAG